GCTTGCGATAAGAACAAGCTGTGCGCGGTCCTCTTCGGCGACTTCAACGTTTTTCTCTTCGTTGTCCTCTCCGGGGACAGATACCAAGATTTCGGATTTCAGATAGCAAAGCGGGCGAACGCCGATGCCGACGTAAGCGTTGCGCCAGCTCATCGCGCCAGAGGAATTGACGTAGCGGACGTAGTAAGAGCCGGACGCGTCACAGGTCCACGGGGTCAGGTTCCAGCACCACGCGTCCACGCGTGGGATAATGCCGCGGAACATTCGATACAGCTTGTCCGACAGCAAAGCGATTTTGTCGGTTGCGGTTCCGTAGTCGGTCATGCCGTCATCGGCGGTCAGGTCGCTTTCCCAATCGAGGAACGCCGCCCTGTCCGCGCCCTCTGCAACCAGCGCGTCGAGGAACGCGCCGTTCAGTTCGCGGCGTAGGGAAGAAGAACGCCAATCGTTCTTGTTGTCTTCGTCGAAAGCGCGTTCAAAGACGGGTTCGGCGGAAATCGCAACGGTTCCGTCGCCTGCGTACAGCTTGACCCACTCAATGCCGCCGTACAGGAAGCGCCCGCCCGTTTCGATCTGCGAAATTTTCTTCATGGTTTAGTCCTCCTCATATTCCGGCTTGAAGCCGTTCTTAATATCCGTGATAAGGTCCCGGACCGTCCGGGAAAGGCAGTAATAGAAAACCGGGAGGAAGAGGGCGAAAACCTCTCCGCCGACGGCGAAATAGCCGCGGTAGGCCAGCGCACGGGCCGCACCCTCACGAAACAACATAATTCCGGCAATCGTCAGGGCCGCATACTTCACGATAGCCCACACGGGAACCGGGCGGCGCTGGGCGATTTTCCGGGGCTTCCGCCGGGCGGTCATTTGCCCGGCTTCAACGGTGATTGTGATAATCTCTTGTGTCATTTCGGTTCCTCCACTTCGATTCGCTCCGCCGCCGCGATCATAACGGCACGTCCGTTCTTGTCCAGCAGTTCACCTTGTACCAGCAACCCGGTTTTGTCCGGGGTCTTGCGGTAAATCACCGCTGTTACTCGCTGGTAGGCGATGCCGTTGTACCGTACCGGGCGTTCGTCCATGAACGCCCGCTTCAAATCAGCCGTTGTCACGGGACGCACCGCCTTTCCGGGAAATCTCGTATTCGGCCCCGAAACGACGGCGCTTGCACCGCCAACAGGTGATTTTCATATTCACGCCGCCGCGGACACGCTCAATATCGTGTTTCCCGGCTTTCTTAATTTCGAGGAAGCAGGGCAAGCAGAATTGACGTTTCATGCTGTCACCGCCTTTATGACCCGCAAATAGAACGCTTCCGGTGTTTCATCGGGCGGAACCGTCAGGCTGATTTTGTGGAACTGCTTTCGGCACTTCGTACACTCCCTGCGTTCAATCGCGCCAACCGTCCAAATGTTCACGCTTCCGCCGCTTCCAAAATGGTTGTTCATTTCGCCGCAGAACGGGCAAATCTCCAACAACCCATTATGTACGATCTGTCCGGTGCTGTCGTAAATAACGCCGTTCGTCGCTTCTTTTGCGATGCATTTTCCGTTTCCTACCACGTTTTCAACCTCCTTGTTTCCAAATCGCTTCAACCTGCTTCCGGCAGTATTCCGGGCCGTTCAGGTTGACCCAATCACTGATAATGGCGCGGTCTTCGTCTTCACGGTGTTTGTCGATAGCCTTGAAGTTCTCTTGCAGGGTGTCCGGGTCAAAGTATTTCACGCTGGAACCCGTACCGTGGGCCAGAACCACGCGAACAGCAATACAAGCCGCGTCCGCGCAAATTTCGATACGCAGGTTTCCAAACTCCATGAAGTACGCGCCGACGAATGACGTACTTTTCGTCAGACCGCGGGCGGTCCCGAACTCCTGCATTGCGAGGGTGCGGGCCGTCTTCGCCGTCAGATTGCCCCCGCCGGGGTACGGTTTCTTTTTCGTCATGTTGTTTCCTCCCGCTCGAACCTAATTTTCATTTGCGCCGGGCAAAGGTCCACTTCCGGGCGACGGGTTCCCGTCCACCGCAGGCCCCCGGCTTGTCCAACACATTTCCACCCAGCGGCCCGCAGGCTTGCGCCGTTTTCGGTGTCCAGAATATAGGTGACTACCCGTTTATAGCCCATCGCCCGCGCCGCTCTCCATGCCGCGGCGTAAAGCATTGAACAGGCATTGCGGGTCCCGTCTGTACAAAGTCGGTTGACTTCCAATGTCCAACCATCGTCAAGGTGGCGCGATACAGGACGGCCCACAATGGCAACCCCTACGATTTTTTCACCGTCAGATAACCCGATGGAAAACTTATGCCCCACGGTTGCCCCGTGGTGTCGGTGGTTTTGCTCGACAAACGCGTTTGCTTCTCTAAGCGTCATCGGTACGATTTCAAGCACGTTGCGTTCCCTCGCTCTCCTGCGATAGCCACCAAAGCGGATTGTTCCGCTTGTCCTCATACGGGCAAGGGCTACCATCGTCACAACTGACTTTCCCACACCCGGCGCAATACTTCCGCTGGAATTCTTCATCCCACGGCGCTTCAATGACGGGCAGGCCCCGCAAGAAAGCGCCCAGCGTTTCCGGGTTCTTCGTAATTTCTTCAAAATTGTTCACCGTGGAACCTCCTTTACGAATTGACCGCGGATTTGCCGCGGCGTTTGAAGTTTTCTTGTACGCGCTGTTGTGCAAGAACGGGGTTGTATGCTTTCCGCAGGTTGCGGTCAAGCCCGCCCGTTTCGCCGCGCTTCAACTCCCGGTAGACGGTAGCGGTTGTCACGCCCAGCCCGTCGGCGATGTCCGCCACCCGGTCGCCGTTCAGGTATCGCGTGGAAATCTCCTTGCGGTCCTGAAAGTCTATGTATCTGTACTGCCGCACCAT